AAATCTGCTTATGATAAAAACTATGATCGTATATTTAAAAAAGATCCTTTGTTTAATAGACCAAAAACAGATTTTAAGAAAGATCCTCTTTTCTATAGAAATGAGTTTGAAGCAGCTAGAGCTAAAAGTAAAACTTTTTCAATGGAGCAAGATTAATGGATAAACAACATTTCTATAAAGATGTAACTAAAAAACAAGAGCCAACACTTGAAGAGTTAGATAAAAAATTTATTGAAAAAGCACGACAACAAAAATATGATAAAATAAATGAATTTTTTATGCCAAAATTGGGTACATCTAAAAGAAAAAGTAATAAATATAAAAAAAATATTTTCAATAAAGGTGGTTATGTATCTGTTCAAGATATGGAAAAAAATTTAGTTAAAACTTTATGAATACAGTACCAAGAAAAAAAGGTTATGTTCCAAATAAGTATACAGGGAGAAGTCTTATGTATCATGGTGGTAAGAAAAAAATGTATGGTGGTAGCATGATGATGCGTGAAAAAGAACGTATGATGCATGGTGGTATGTCGCGTGACAAAAAAGGTCATGGCGGACAAATGAAAGGTAGCTCCCCTAGTATTTATGCTATGGAAGATGCCTGTAATAAAATGGCTGGCTACAACATGAGCCTACCTAAAGGACGATGAAAGTTCAAGCTCCTGAAGGTTATCATTGGATGAAGTCTGGAAAGACTTTTAAGCTAATGAAAGACCCTAAAGATGGTTATAAAAAACACAGAGGCTCTAGCAAATCTGCTAACTTTGAAATACAAAAGGTTCATAAAAAATAATGGCAACTACTTTTCTAGAATTAACTAATGAGCTATTACGTGAGTTGAATGAAGTTGCTTTAACTTCTTCAACTTTTGCTAATGCTATTGGTGTGCAGCAACATGCTAAAGATCTTATTAATAGATCTTATTTAGATATTGTTAATGAAGAACCTCAGTGGCCTTTTTTATCTACTGGTGAAAGTGGCAGTACTGATCCTATGTACGGAAATGTTTATATTGAAACAGTAGCAGGAACTCGTTGGTATGAAATGAAACCTGCAAGTTCTTCTATTACTACTGACTATGGCTATATAGACTGGGATAATTTTTATCTAACTACTGTAGGAGTTAGTGGAGAGTCTGCACCTTATGAATCTAGAAATCTTAGATTTACAACTACAGAAGAATGGAAAGATTATTTTAGAATAACAGAAAATTTAGATGATGCAGATACGCAACAATATGGTGTACCTAGAAGAGTAATTAAAAGTCCTGATGGAAGAAAATTTGGTTTAAGCCCAATACCTGATAAAGTTTATCGTGTTTGGTTTTTTGCTTTTGATCTTCCTACACAGTTAGATGCTTTTGGAGATAATATAGTATTTGCTGATACATACAAACCAGTTCTTTTAGCTAGAGCTAGATATTATATGCATCAATTTAAAGAAAACTCACAAGCAGCAGCATTTGCTCTTGAAGATTATAAACGTAGCTTAAAACTAATGAAACTACATCTTATGGAACCTGCACCAGGAAATTTTAAAGATGATAGGATAAGGTTTATATAATGTCTCAACCTTGGGGTTACTCATGTAGAGGTGGTTTAAATGTCAATTTAAATCAACTAGAAATGCTTTCTCAGCCAGGATTAGCAACAATCCTCAAGAACTTTGAGGTAGATCCAGATGGTGGTTATAGGCGTGTAAGTGGTTTTACTGCTTTTGGAGATACCCGTCCTAATTCTGATAATGCTATATTAGGCATGGCTGTATATGCTGATGGCGTTATAGTATGTTCAGGAACTGGTATATTTTTTAGTATAGATGGTGAAGATACATGGCTTCAACTAAATAGAGCTAGTGTAGATGCTAGTGGAGATAATTATTCAACTTTTACAGGTCGTTCAGTAGCTGCTAGAACTTCACAAGGACGATGTACTTTTGCTATTTATGAGGGTACTTCTGACTATGGTGAAATTGTAATATGTGATGGAGTTAATGAACCTTTTTTGTTTCAAATGACAGGTACAGGAGGATTAACTTCTAGAACATTTTTTGCAAAAGAAATTACAGTAAGTGGTACTACCGGACCCGCTTTTGCTATTATACATGATAAACATTTAGTAGTAGCTGGAGCATCTACAGCAAAAAATACTATTTTTTACAGTGGCACTAATGATATTGATAGTTTTAGTAGTACTGGATCAGGCAGTATAGTAATTGAAGATGCTGTTGTTGGACTTGCTAGTTTCCGTAGTGATCTTATTATATTTTGTAAAAATAGTATACATAAATTAATTAATATAAATGATTCTAGTAACGTAGCTGTAGTTCCTATTACAACTAACGTAGGTTGTGTTAATGGAGGAAGTATACAGGAAGTAGGTGGTGATATTTTATTTCTTGCTCCTGATGGTATTCGTACTATTGCAGGTACATCACGCATTGGAGACGTAGAGTTAAGTTCAGTTAGTAGACAAATTCAAAAAATTATTTCTGATATATCTGCTGATTCAGCTTTTATAATTACAAGTGGTGTATTACGTAGTAAGTCACAATACAGATTATTTTATAGTAAAACAGGAGAAAGTCCATCTACTGCTAAAGGTATTATAGGTACTTTTACTTCTCAAGGTTTTGCTTGGTCAGAAACATTAGGTATTCAAGCATTGGGTTTTATTTCTGATCTAGATAAAGATGGAATAGAAAAAATTTATCATGGTGATAAAGACGGTTATATTTATAACCACGATACTGGTACTTCTTTTATTGAATCAGGATCAACAACAAACATAAATGCTACATATCAAACACCTGATTTTGACTTTGGTGATGTAGGCACACGTAAAACTCTTAAATATGCGCGAGTTTCTTTTAGTCCAGAAGGGTCTATAGAACCAAGTTTTAGAGTTAGATATGATTATGAAGATCCTGCAATACCACAACCAGAACCTTTTGCAGTTAGTACCATTGCTCTTCCAGCAATATTTGGTACTTCTGCTTTTAATGCAGTTACATTTGGAGCTACTAGTGATCCTATGGAAAGAATTACATTAGAGGGTTCTGGAAATACTTGTAGTTTTAGAATTACAAGTAATGATAAAAAAGCAGCTTATGCTGTAAACGGTATTTATATAGATTATATGCCATCAGGCAGGAGATAATAAATGGCTCAAAATTATACAAGACAGAGTTCTATGGCTGATGGTGATACTATTACAGCAGCTTTATTTAATAATGAATATAATCAGCTAGTTAATGCTTTTGCATATTCTTCATCTAGTTCTTCTAGTACAGGTCATAGGCATGACGGTAATTCTGGACAAGGCGGTAATGTCCCACAAATTGGTGACTTAGACTTTCTTAATAAAGTTGTAGTAGATGGTACAAATAATAGAGTAGGTTTTTTTGTAGAAGTTTCTAGTAGTGCAGTAGAGCAAGTACGTGTACAAGACGGTGCTATTGTACCTGTTACAGATAATGATATTGATTTAGGAACTAGCTCATTAGAATTTAAAGATGGTTATTTTGATGGGACAGTATACGCAGATGCTATAAACTTTAACGGCACTGCTATTACAGCTACAGCCGCAGAACTAAACATTATGGATGGTGTAACCTCTACAGCATCAGAATTAAATATCCTGGATGGTGTAACAGCCACAGCAACAGAACTTAACTATAGTGACACTGGCTCTTCAGTAGGAACAGTAGTAGCAAGCAAAGTAGTTACAGTAGACTCTAATAAAGATGTATCTAGTTTTAGAAATATTACTCTTACAGGAGAACTAGATGCAGGATCTTTGGATGTATCAGGGGATATTGATGTAGATGGTACTGCAAACCTTGACGTTGTGGACATTGATGGTGCTACAAACTTTGGAGCAGACGTAACCTTTGCAGCAGGTGCAGACCTAATCACCGCAACAGCGGGTACAGACAACCTTCGTATTGGTGAAGATGCTGGCGACAGTATTACCTCTGACGGCGCATACAACATTACCATTGGTAAGGATGCTGGCACCGCGATTACAACGGGCGACCGTAATATTGCCATTGGCGTGGACGCGCTTAAAACAGAAGATGGAGATGGTAAAAACGTAGCTGTTGGTTATAAGGCGCTTGAAGATCAAAATGCTGGTGCTGATGGTCACAACGTAGCTATTGGCGACCTTGCTGCGCGAAATGTCACGACAGGAACTGAGAATGTAATTATTGGCGGTGGTGCAGCAACATCACTTACAACTGGTGGCCGTAATGTTGGTATAGGGCGAACATCGTTACAGTTAGATACTGTAGGAAGCCGCTCAACCGCTGTAGGGTATCAAACTCTTAGCGCACAAAACTACACTACCGCGACTAACAGTAATAACGTAGCGGTAGGCTATTCTGCTGGTGGGGCCGTCACAACAGGCATTGAGAATACCTTATTGGGAGCATATTCAGGGGATGCTCTTACTGACGCTGACTCTAATACAGTCGTTGGGAAATCTGCACTAGGATCAGATACTTTAGGGAGTAGGACCACAGCGATGGGGCATGAGGCTCTTGTGGCTCAGAATTTTACGACCGCAACAAATAGTTACAACGTAGCGGTTGGATATCAGGCTGGACATGATGTCACAACTGGGATTCAAAATACCTTAATAGGCAGTCTTTGTGGTAACAGCTTTACCGATGCGGATTTTAACGTAGCTGTGGGAGTGGGCGCTTTAACCACAGATACCAATGGAAGCCGCTCAACCGCTATAGGGTATCACGCTCTTAATTCTCAAAATTTTACGACAGCAACAAATAGTGACAATGTTGCTGTCGGCTATCAAGCTGGACTTGATGTTACTACCGCACAGTATTCAACTTTTGTTGGAGCCTTTGCAGGATCAAATGTAACAACTGGGGATTACAACACCGCAATAGGTAGATACGCCCTACTGTCTA